AACTACGAAGAAGATTGCTAGAAAGGTCCCAAATATCATTAACCAATTCAAAAATGAGTCAATCCATGAAGTTGTCTGTTGAGCAGTTTCAATCTGTTTCTTTTTGTTGATATTCATTTGATTTCGAATTGCATCTATTTGACGTTGAAATGCAGACACTGAATATTGTAGGTCATCTTTTACAGTGAGAACTTTATCTTTGATTCCATTCACAGTTTCAATGGTTGATTTATGTGTATTGATTTGTTGAGCAAGTTCTGAATAGTATGTAAGGTAATTTTGAATGACAGGTTGAGATTCTACCTTTCCAATACGAGTCTTTTCATCATTGATCCACGTATCGCCCTTAATGAGAGTATAATAGGCAATCCTTGCTTGTTGATAAGCATCTGGAGCAACATCACGTGCGTTTTCTGCTGCTTGAAGAGCATTGAAAGCGGTATTAATTTTAGTTTGCTTATCAATGTTTGCATCCGCAACTGCTAATGCGTTATTGAATCGATTGATCTCCCCATTGTAGACTTGACTATTAGGAAGAACAGCAGGACTCGCATTGATCGGTGGTTGACCTTGTCCTCCAGCCATATACATAGGTACCGGAGTCACAGGGACTCTAACTGTTTTATCACCTTTGTGTGTACAAAACAGTGTACTGCCAGTTGATGACATTTCGTAATTTTTTCCTTCAGGACATGGAAGTACACATGTCATTCCATTTGGAGAGGGTACAAACCCAGATGGACACGATAGAGAAGATCCTGCTCCCATTATCTACTACTTAGATAGAATCCAATGGACACGCCTACACAAAGAGTTAAAAAGACAAGATTGGTTGCATAGGCGGGCGGTACAGCAATAAAGACAACTAAACAAAGTAAAATCGTAAATAAAGCAACTTGAATGACAAGCATGCTTCGAGGATTCAAAATTTTAGAACGCTCATCATGAATCGGATTGGGTTGAACAGGAGGACGAGGAACTCTAAGACTATCTGAAACCGTCTTGATTTTCTTTCCAGCGTCTGCAATTGCACTAAATCCAGCATATTCAGATTGAATCTTAGAATACTCCATTGTTTACCTATTCGGAATAAAAGACTTGTAAGTTCCCAAGATCGGCATGATCACTCTCGCATCACGAGACGCTTGCATGTCTCTCCATCCAAGCAAGTTAGGGGATGCAGCTTGGTTCATAGATTGATAGGGTCCAAGTGTAGCGGCCATTCGAATAAAACGAGTATGTTCAGAAGCGTCTCCAACCATGGCACGACGCACGGGTGGGTTTACCTGACCAAATGGAGAAGTAGGCATTTTGTTTTAGGAACAAGAAGATAATGAGTGTTGTCTCTCCAGAGTTTACTAGACTACTGAGTGTCTACAATGATAATTATGTTGCATATCGCGTAACAGGAAACATTGCAAATAAGACTGCCTATGAAGCAGCTCTAAATGCATTGAATCAACAAATTGCTAACTTACAAAAAAGAGTAGGTGAGAACAAGCAGTATATTCAAGGATTTTTACAAAACTATAGTGATGATAATCCTGAATTGGTCAAGTTACATGAGCAATCTCAACAAATTCAAAAGGTAGGTCCACAAATACAAAGTGAATATGAACTTTCAAAGCGTCTCAATACCTCCCCTCAAGTTCAACCTGTAGACCAAACAAATCTTTATGTTAAAGGAGGCATCATCGTTGCGCTACTAGTTGTTGTTGGACTTGTGGTTGTCTTGTGACCTTTCCAAAGAAGAATGAAAAAGAAGAGAATCACTACAATTGTAAACGCAAGACCATACCAGAAAAATGCCGCATTGAACTTTGTTTCTTCATACTCGCGCAACGCTCGTAATGTTTTTAATTGTTCACGTTCATTGAGAAGAGTTGTATGATCTTTTTGAATAACAACCAATTTGCGAACTAAGTCATTTCGATACTGTTCAATATGTCCAGCATCTTCTTTAACCTTTGCAAGTTCATTCAACATTTGTGTCAAAAGATCAGAAAGTTCAGTATTTAATCGTTTGATGTCATCTACATTTGGATTGCTGGATGCAATCATGGTTTCATAGGCGGACTTTTTGATCGCATACGTCTGTTGAAGAGCGTTCATTATTATTCACTTGCGTTTACATTTTCAACACATTGGCGGTAATATAAACTTCTACCTGCTGTATCCGAGTGTCGTGTAACCTCAATGACATCTCCTGGAATAGCTCCAATCCATTTGACCATTGTATCTTGTGAATCAATCGCAGGTAACTGATCGGGAGATGCAATCTTATATTTTTCAAGAATGCCTGTCTTTTCATCTTCTGTTAGAATACGATGAGGCATTGCCATTCGATGAGTTGTGATATCAAATTGAAGTTGCCAAATGTGGAACAGAACCACACGATTTTTAGCATGTGACTTGACAAGTCGTAGAACATTGTCTGAAGGAGGAGACATTGCAACAATTATGACCCCCGATGTATGTCCGTTCTCCTCGGCAAAGGTAACAATATTTGTAATGTCTCCAGCAAGAACCTTATCCTTTTGACTGAAGCAGACTAAGATAGATCCTACTGTATACAGTGTGACCTTCTCCATCTTCTTGTTATCAGTTTCAACCCTCTCAGTGTTTGTCTCAAGTTTACGACGCCCTAGCATAATACGAAGAGTTTCAAGTGCTTTATCCTCCATTGTGTCTCTAGTTCCTTATTGGATAGCAAATTCGTTTTTTTCGAGCAGATGAACAATGAAGCAGTGGATTTGGTTTTTAATAGCAGTGGTTGTAGTAGCACTTGCCTTGAATCTAATTAAAGTTGAACGATTTGAGTCTGGGTTTGTAGACACAAGTCAACAGAAGCGCGCAATGAAGTTGGAAGATTCATCCTATGAACAGAGAACCAATCACTTTATTCAAAATAATGATGTAGGCGATGCGACTGGAATCTCAACACCTTGGCAAGTCAACCAATATAAATCTAAGTTATAATAAATGCCACTCTTTGCAAAAAAATCAGACTGCGAAACACAACTCGCAGCCAGTCTAAAAAACTTTGAGAAACTTCAAAAGGAACATGAGAAACTGATGGACGACTATCTTGAGTTAAATCGCAAGAGTCTCGGTAACTCAAAACTAAGTGACTCGGATCTTGAAGCTGAACTTGAAGCACTCGGAAGGGGCGGTCGTAAGAAAAAGACTCGTTCGCGTAAATCTCGAGGAAGAAAGACACTTAAGCAGAAAAAGTAAGAACAACTAATGTCCTCTAAAGCAAAAATTCCACGAGCTCTTCGTGAACAAGTGTGGTTAGTTCATGTGGGACCTAAGTTCCAAACTAAGTGCAAGGTTTCGTGGTGTACGAATTCCATGAACGCGTTTGATTTTCAATGTGGTCACAATATACCTGAAAGCAAGGGTGGAAAAACAGATATCAAAAATCTGATTCCAATTTGTGCTCGTTGTAACTCAAGTATGGGAAATCAGTTTACAATTGATGAATGGAACAAACGTTTTTCACCTCCTCCAAATCGTTTCTGGAGATGGGTCCGTTCACATGTTAATTGTCAACGTCTTTGGAGGTAATGGTTCTGGTCGAGTCCCTTCTTTACGATGACGAAGTACATCATCCCAAAATGCCTTTAGATCTGGAAAGTGATCGGATAACCACTTTGTGTCTTTAGGCACCAAGTTCTTCTTAACATTCACAAGTACCCAATAAATATATTGATGACCATCTGTTAGAGACGCTTGCCATTCACATAGATCCACTGCGTCTGGTTTGTAATCTACCTTTCCATTCTCATCTACTGCAAAGACTCCTTTTGTTTCAGTAATCCCATCCCACTCGGTAAAATTGACTTGTTTGAAACGAAACTCCACATATTCACATTCATCAATCCCCGTACATTCCATTTGCATCTGCATTTGATGTATGTAATAACTTGGGATTTCATCTTTGAGGACACGCGACATTGGACACTTGAACTCAACCAATCGTCCATACCTAAATGGATCATCTTCAGTCTTTGGAATAATGATTCCATCCGGTGATGCTCCTAGAAAATCGTGAACTGGGTGCGTACAACAACCTACATCAATAATTTCACAATTTGTTGTTTCCTCATAGAGTTTCTTTGCTACTGGTTCAAATCGGGTTCCCCAAATCAACGCAGGGATCGGATTCTGTCCATCGGATCGTATTGGAGGATCTAGTTTCTTCTCAAGCAGTTCAAGTCTGGAAGCAGGTGTTTGCCAGACTTTTGAAACTTCAGACGCAGTGATCATCTTTCCACGAGTGGTCAACCAAGCGTCGGTGCGTTGGTCATTCTTACCGTAGAGACGAACCGTTCTTTCACATGCTCTGTCTCTCATCCAAAGACGACCTAGATCCCCCATCATGAGTGTGTTCATCGTTTTCATTACTTCCCTCTTCAAGAGACGGCGCGACAGACCCGGCGCTAGAGATCGACAAAGGACTATGAAACGGCGTAGTCGGGCATTGAGTCTCGTGTATGGACGGTCTTCTTTTAAGAAGGACATCAGTGCCTCCTCCATTAAGGTTCTCTAGTTTACTAGGCGAAAGTTCGTTTTGTCTGAACATTTCATTATATGCTTGCTTTCGTTGTGAAAGATAACTTTCAAAGTCTCCTGCTCCCATAACACCTAATTCAGAGGATCGACTGAACATTTCATCATACATCTTTTTGAACTCAGCGTCAATCTCATCTTGACGATCTAATGGGAACCCTGCGTCTTCAATTGTAGGAATCACATCACCTTCCTTAAAGATTGGATCAGGTTGCTGAGGTTGATCGCGAAGCATTTCTAAGAAAGTCTTGTATTCCTTTTCACCGTCAATCATCATAAAAAGACCGGGAGTGGTTGCTTCCATTACTCCACCTTCTTCACGAATTCGATTAACTGCTTCCCAAGTACAGATAGCTTTTGCAACACCAGGTTCTTGTTCTCGTTCCTTATCAATTGGTTCAAGTACTGGAATTTCCGAAGGCAAAATAATTCCAGGACAATCAATCGCAGCCATTTGCTTTATTCTACAGACCCACTTTAAGCGAGAATACCGCAGTAAATACAAAATGGAGGTGATTCAAAATCGTGATCATTGGGTTCTTCATCGGTTAGAAGGGTTCTATTCAAACGAGGAAAACTTCAAAAAGATTCAAACAATTCTTTCAGGCAATTCTAAGATTAGTTTGCGACTTTTGGATTGGTTAGTGACCAATTATGCAAAGAAGCATAACGTCTCTTACATGACAACTGATAAACGACATGTGATTATCTATCTTGCTTACAAGTCTCACTTGAAGGCGTATAGTAAAAAAATGTTCGACCCCTTCTGCCGTTGGAAGCGAATTCAGTTTATGGGATTGGATACAACCGTTGGACAACTCAACTTCTTTGAATGGGTCATTCAAGATGAAGTTCTCAAGTATCTTGAAGAGCATTATGATGCAGTTCACGAAGACATGGAAGCGTGTTCAACAAGTATTCAACCTAAAACGGATGAAAACGGTACTCGCAGAAAACGACATGAACTAAGTCGTTCTGCTACTAAAGCAGTGCGTCATCATGACGTCAATGTTGTTGTATCCTTTAAGTAATGCAATCCATTCTGGACCCAGCAATCATTTATGAAGTTTCTCGAGATGTATGTGAACACGATGTGGATGTCGTGTCTGATTTATGGACAATGGATGATCGTAATGTCTATCGGGGTTCCCGCGATACACAGTATTCTCACGCAAACGTATATTGGTTATACGATGAAGATCTAACACGAGTAGGTCTAATTGAACATTCTCTTAAAGACCACGCTGATTTTCGTATTTTGTGGTTCCACGAAACACCTTTTGCTACCTTTCTACAGGAAGACAACTGGACACAAGATCAAACGATTTGGACAGTCTTATCACCTCCTGCTGTTGAACGATGCCTCGCAGAAGATTGGACTACTCCTGAAACACTCTTAGAAGTATGTTTACATGGTGATACACGTATTGTAACACTTGAAATGATTTTGAATCCACCCACTCTACACGGTTGTTCAGGATGTAATCGCAAATCCTTGAAACCATTAGCATGTGAAAATATGACTGCTGAACTGACCTTTCCAGTCAAGGAAAAAATAGTGTTGATTGACGATGATTTATTCGTCTGTGTTCCACCTGCTGGATCACGTATTTGGGAACTCTTAGGGTTTGCTCCTAAATCGCTGCACCCACTGGTCTACGGCGTGCAGTCTTCACCGGAGCAGGTGTCTGAGGAACCGGAGCAGGAGCAGGCGCCTGAACAGGAGTTGACTCCTCTTGAACCTGATCTTCCTCTTGAGTCTCATTTGACTCCTCCGTTGGAATCTGAACCGTCTCCTCAGATTCCTCTGCCTCAAACAGTTGAGACGCTGTCACACGCTGACGAGCAGAAACCTGAGCGTACGAGATTCGCCACGTCACTCCGAACCCCTGTCCCGAAACGTAGATACTCGGGCTAACGATGAATCGCGCTTCCATTCGCTTTGGAAACACTGTCTCTAGATTCTCAGTTGTCAATGGAATCGGACGATTTGCCATGTCCACTGCATCCATGTTGACCTTACCGTCATAGACTGGAACCTTCATTCTGAAACTGGGCGGGTACTTTCCGTTGGCAACCCACTCAGAACCTTGCTTCTCAACACTTGGACTGACAAGTGCTTTCATGCTGTCACGTAGGACATCCTCCTTGCGAGCACGACCAAACCATGAGGAACTCTTCTCAACTGCGGTATGGATCACCTTGTCCTCGAGATCTTTGAGGAAGTTGTAGAGTTGTCCTACTTCACCTGATTCTGCGGGTGCTCGCTCCTTTGCGTAGGAGTCGCATCCACGAAGACTTGCGAGCATCGTGTAGTTGGTTCCATTCTCTGTCTCCTTGATGGAAACACCCATTGGATATTCAATCTTGGGAATACGCATCTGGAAGTTCTGACCATTGTACTTGATTGGGACGCTCTTACTACCGTTCGTCTTGTTGATTCGGATGTCACCGAAAGAAACCTTGTTGATATCGAGATTTGAAGCGTTGATAATTGCATTGACCGACATTTGTGCTGTTTTGTATACTCTCCATACGTTTGCTAAACGTAAATCCATTTTGCCTTAACGTTTCCTGATTCGGTTATCACTTTCAAGAACTATCCTGATGAACACATAATGAATAGATGTTTAGCAGTTAAAAAGAAGGGATCTACTCAGCAATGTAATGCACATCCTCTTAAAGGACATACATTGTGTGGAACTCACGCTCGTGCTAGAACGATTCAACTTTGGAAAGATGTTCAAGTAGTGGACCCTCGTATTATAGTTTGTCAATCCATTGCTCGCAAATGGGCAGTCTTACATCGTCTTCGGTTTGGAGGTCCAGGTGTTTTGAAACGAAAAGGGTTAGCAAATGATGATGAACTCGTATCGGGTGAAGAAAGTAATCGTCAGCATCCATTTGAATATTTTGCCTTCACAGAGAACGGAAAAACTTGGTGGTTTGATTTTGGAACGATTTGGACTTGGTCTTTGAAATCATTGAATCCCTCAAATCCATATACAAAAGTTCTATTGGATAAAGAAACACGTCAGAGATTACGAGAGTTTTGGGCATACCGAACTCGTCATTCAATCAAAATCCCATCTGAACCAGAGAATACAGATGAACGGTTTGATTGTCGTTTACACTTTTTATGTCAAACCTTTGTTGATCACGGATTCATAGATGTAGAACCTAGACAAATTGCTCGTTTATCAAAACAGTCGCATATTGCGATGTGGAAATTCTTATTTGAAGATTTTCAAGCAACTGCAAGTCCTATTCGTGGATGGTGTCGTTATATGCTTGCACGACAGATCATCACCGCAAATACTCTAACGTATACCATTAATTCATTACGAATCTTGATGCGAGTTGTGACTGAGAAAAAGGAAGCGTATTGTACTATTTTTTCAGTAATGTCAGCAATGTATCGTTGTTAAACCATTACGGATTTTAAATGAGAACATATAATAGGATGATAGTGTATATCACTGGTGCTTCCGGTTCAGGAAAGACAACACTTTTAAAAAGTTTATCAGTTAAAGGGTATGACTTAGATGATATTTACGAAAACAATTGGAAAAAACATAAAAGGATTGATACCGTTCAAAAAGGTGTAATCAAAGATGTTAATGCACTAGTATCTGAGCATAAACATATTGTATTTGTTGGACTTCAAGGAAAGGATAACTTACCATTCATACCTGATGTAGTATATATCCTTATAAGAAAAGACTATGAACAATATTATAGGAGTAAATTGGTAAGAGATTTGAACCTCTTATGCAAATATAAGAGTGATTTTGAAGAGGTATTGAAAAAAGAACCTTTTGATGAATTTAGAAACCATTTTTGGTCCAATGACATAGTTAATATGAAATCATTTGATGAATTCAAAAAATACGTAGATAAGATGAATAACAGTATTCAAAAGGACTTTCCTACTGCAGAAATGCTAACGGCATCTGAAATCATAAGAAAACTAAATAGGGTTTAAAAAAAAGAAACAATGACCATACTTTGCCAACATAAATCTTTGATGTTTATCTTTCGTCTTTATGATTTCAAGTGTTAAGTTCATGATATGAAACCATTTGTTGTTATGTAATTCATAGAATCTAACCACTCTGCTTTCCATCTAGTTTTATACAAAATGGATCTGATTAAGTCATTTAAACCAAATCTTAACTGTCATCATGAATATCTTTGTATTATCACTAGACCCCCGCGAAGCCGCCGAGTATCATTGCGACAAACATGTCGTCAAGATGATTCTTGAAACTGCCCAATTACTGTATTGTTCTCACTGGATGTTGAATCCAGATGGATTGCCTCCGACTGCCTATAAGAAAACTCATCCAAATCACCCCTGTTCCATTTGGGTTCGTGAATCCGTTCAAAACTATCGATGGCTTGTAGATCTTGGACTTGCCCTCTGCAATGAGTATACCTATCGCTATGAAAAACGACACAAGACGCAAGACCATTTGGAATGGTTATCTACTAACGTACCACCCTTACCAAACATTGAACGAACTCAATTTCGAATGGCAATGCCAGACGAATTCAAACGTGAAGATCCTATCCTAGCATATCATTCTTACTATGTTGGCGCTAAGCAACGAATGTTGAAATTCTCAAAGAGATCTCCACCACCATTCATTTCCGGAGTTTACATGTGATGAGACATTTTCTATCATGCAAAGCTTTGATTTTAGTTCGATTAGTGTGTATATTTTTAACTGGAAGAAGGTGACTGATAACGTTGAACAACTGTATCCACTTATTCAATCAGTTGTTCCAGATGTAACGATTATTAATAGTGATGAATCCTATGTTTTTCCAAGTGAGATGAGAACCATTCAGTTAGATGATAGTTATTACTATGGGAAACAGTACAACGTTGCAATTAAACATGTTTCCAAAGACAAGATTCTTTGCATTGTTGTAGGCGATGTTTCACCCAATACGGATTTCAAACTTGCATTCATTAACACACTCATTTCATTCAATTCCTATTCAGCAGGAGTTCATGCTCCTAATGAACTTCATACATCGTATACAACACGTCATGAATGTATAGGAGAGCAATTGTATCGAGTTGACAATACAGACTGTACGTTTTGGTGTATTCATCCAAAGATTGTTAACGTCATGCGTAATCTAGATTATACAATTTCAAACTTTGGTTGGGGAATTGATTGTATTACGATCCATCAATGTGAAATTCAAGGATTACGAACACTTCGGGATTATGAAGTAGGTGTTAAACAGATTCGAAAGAGTACAGGGTATTCAGCGGACATTGCAATGGTTCAATTGAATGCGTTGAAACAAAAATATTTTGAATGTTTGCCCGAACTCGGTAAAAGGGTTTAGATGACCGCCGATGGTAAGAGTATACCAGTGCGTTAAAGATGTCGTCCTCTTCTTCTGTTTCTAAATCAAACAAGATGCCTGCCGCCAAGAAGGATATTGCCCCAAAGACCGTTGTTGCTGCTCCAGTCGCTGCCCCCGTGGTTGCTTCTACCCCTGCCCCCAAGGCCAAGGATTCCAAGGCTGCCAAGGAACCCAAGGCAAAGACTGCTAAGGCAGTTGTCCCCTCCAAGACTGAGGTTATCGTGCCAACGGTTGCTGAACCCTCTGTGGTTCCAGCTGCAACTTCATCTGAGTCCTCAGATGTTCAACTTGCTTCCCTTGCCGAGAAACTCAAGGCACTCAGCACTGAGTTGAGCACCAAGGTCCGTGATGCTGTCAAGGCAGTTCAGGAGGCAGCAAAGACTGCCAAGCGTGAGGCACGAGACTCCAAGAAGAAGAAGCGCAAGGACCCCGCCACCATGACCCCTGAGGAGAAGGCAGCATGGGAGGCACGTCGCGCTAACAATGCATTTTTGGTTCAACGACCTCTAACCGATGAGTTGTGCCACTTCATGGGACTCAAGTCTGGTGAGACTCGATCCCAGACACAGGTCACCAAGTTCATCAGCGAGTATGTCAAGACTCACTCATGCTTTGACCCATCGTTCAAGCGACGCATTCTACCGAACGCAGCACTCGCCAAACTCCTCCGAGTTGGTGACAAGGATGAGGTCACATACTTGAACCTCCAGTCCTTCCTCAAGGTTCACTTCATCAAGCCAACCCAGAAGGCGTAAATACTCTAGAGTACTTTACTAAAAAATATTGCAAATCAGTTCGGAAACCCGAAATGATTTACACTTTTGAATCATTGTAAATATATGCCCCACTTGTGGAACCAACTTTTTGATGAAATTTATTGCCTAAACCTCGCATCTCGTCCGGATCGAATGGACGGAATGAACCGAAAGTTCAAGTTCTTTGACTTGAATGTTCAACGAGTCGACGCTATTCCTGGAAAGATTGTACATGGATATTGGGATATGCTCAGTCAAATACATGATTATCATACCAACGCAAATAACCTTGCGTGTGCAATCAGTCATACATCCATTTGGAATCGTGCATTAGCGTCTGGGCATAAGAAGGTTTTAATTCTTGAAGATGATGTTCGAATTCATCGTAACTCTGAACAGATGACACGTGATTTCTTATCTGAAATTCCAAAGGATTGGGATTTATTGTATTTTGGATACATTCCATTAGTTGCCAATGATCATCGTAAGTACGATACATCCCATGATCTTAACGTTTGGAGTTATCAAATTGTAGATGAGGTCAGGATCGGCGCACATTCGGCCAAAGCAAATCGTTTTTGGAATTGCTCTGGGTATGCGATGAGTGAGCGTCTAATGAAACATATGGTAGATGTCTATGCAAGATCCTATCCAAAGGAACACGACCGATATTTGGTTGAAAATATTCAAACGTCTCCTGAGTGGAAATCGTATGCTGCGGTTCCTCAGATTGTGACAGGCGAAGATAGTCATTCAGATCTTATTGGAGGAATGTCAGATCATCATCATGAAAAATCCATTGATCGACGATTTGCAAATTACTACGATTATGTCTAGACAGAGGAGGTGATCCATTCATGAGGCATTTCCAAATAAAGGATTGTGCTAAAAAACGGCGATAATCGTCCATCCAACACTAATGCTCGTTGTTTTGTATTGTCTTTCAATGTCTTGGTTAATCGAACTAAGATTTGAGTCTTATCTACAATAGGTTTGACTTTAATTTTACACGTTTTCTTATGCCAACCACAGAGTGTAGATTTCTTACAAGTGTCTTTTTCCATCTGTCCACACGGTGTGCGAACCTTGTTCACAAACTGAACCGGTTCATCTACTGTAGACCAATAGGTTTGAGAGTTAAACCATTTTTTAATATCCCTATGTAACGTTGTTTTTGGGTTTGCAATTGCGTTGCGTAAGTCTTCATATTCATCGGTTTGAATATCCTTCGACAACGAAAACAACAGAAACTCAAAGATTTCTGAAGAATAGGAAATCTCACTCGCAAGTTTCAAATCCGACGCATTAGGTTGTCCAGATACAAGTTCTTCTTCTGAATGATCATTTCGTATAGTGGATATGACCTCCTTTGCATCGTCAGTCTTTTCAGAAGGTTGTGGACGAAACACTGCACGGAATCCAGATTCAAGAATAAATTCAGAACTGTTTCCATCTACAGACTGTAACTCTTCGGTAACTTTAAATCCTTGATGGATCGTTGATTTCAAAAATTCAGAGAGTCGTTTGCGAGTGGGTAATTCTTCATCCTTAATATCTGCATATCCTGATCGAACTGTTAATCCTGCTTCAAAGTTTATACTCATTGGTTCAATAGGTAACACAACTTCTTGTGGAACAAAGACTGCTTGAACACGTTTGAATGGATCTAAAATAACTTGATAGTGTGACATGTTTTTTCTGACTAGTTCATCTTTTGCATTGTCTAATGTAGGTTTTGCACTAGAACATGCTTGAATGTGAAGTGATTGAAGAGTCTTTTTAGTTTCGTCTGCGAACTTATTGACATCTACTACGTAATCAAACTTGGATCCAACTTTTCCAGTTCTTCGTTTTACGTTTCCAAGCACATCTGTATCCAATAACGCAATGGTTCGTGAACTTGCTCGTATTTTATCAGACCAGAATCCACAAGTCATCGTATTGGTTTCAGTATTGATTCGCATTACACGACAATCTAGGATTAGTGTAATATATTCAATCTCTTCAATGGGTTTGAGTTTCTTTGCCACATATGCTCGGTTAATTCCATTTGTAATTCGATCTGTCTCTGTATCTCCTTCACCCAAGTCTTTCCACGATCTAAAAAATGAACATTGAACAATCTTTTCAGGCGCTTGTTCAGGTGTGGGAATAGGTCGAGTAGCATTCAGTAAAACTGGAAGCGTTTCACGAGGCAAACCAATGCCGATTCTAAACATATCCGATGCAGATCCTTCAATTCGATTTCCTGGAACATTCTTTGGGTAATCTGTCTTAATATTGAGTCTCTTTGCAAGGTCATCTGATATGTATCCAATTCTTAATCCTGGAATCACTCCAGAAGTCAAAACGTAATAATCATCGATCTTTGTTTTTGGAATGATCACTTCACTTCTAGATTCGGGTTTCTTGTAGCAACAGGGGACTCTTTTTTTGTTTGTAGTCTTTGCAGAAGGTTCCTTCCATCCTGGAAATTTAGACGCTTGTTCACGTTTGATCACTGTGAATTCACGAACATCTTCCTTTTCAGTAATACGAACCTTTCCATCACACACTGGACAATGTTGTCCATCCTCTTTCATGACAAGTTGTGATTCACTTAATGGAAGTTCATCGCGAATACACCAGTACTGTGGACAGACTGCTATTCCTCCATCCAATACCAATTTTTCTGTAGGAGGCGCTTGAGAATAATTATACTCAGTTTGAATTCGTGCTTGATCTTCATCTGTAAGTACTACGACTTGTTTGAGTTTTTCACATTTCTTAGGGTAATCTGAATCGAACATCTCAGGATCAAATTCATGAACACGATTATTGAAGTAACTATGTGTGCCTACAGGTCCTGTATTTTTGACCTTCACTTTTGTAGGTTGAGGTGCAGCAACTGGTTCAATAGGTTGAGCAGGGGTTTGACTTTTCGTCAACTCTTCAAGTTGTTGTAGCAAGAAATCATCTAAATTAAATTCGTTCTCCACTGCGAGTGTAGTTGGAGCAGTTCCAGCAGTTGCTTCAACCGTTTCCATCTCACGAGGACAGACTTCATTAACTTCATCACGATTGGATGTCAAGACATATCGAAGTAAACTCGCATATTGAATCACTCTCTCCAAATTGGAAACAAACTTTACAATGACTTCTTTGGATGAGAAACTCACAACAGGATATCCACTGATTGCTTTTTCAAAGTTAAAGTGCTCATCGTTTTCAAGTTCTTGAACACGTTGTGTAAGAGCGCGTGCTTCTTCAGGTGTGACATCCAATGCAGTTTGTAAGTTCGCTTCTCCTGATTGTAAGAGTGAATAGGCACGTAATAACTGCGCAGAAACATCAAATTCACGATCGGAACGAAGTAATCGAAACGTATCATCCTGGAAACTAAATACATCTTTTAGACATTTGAGACGACGAAGGTCAAATTCTGAGATCTCTTTTGCGTAGGAGGCAATCACTGATAAATCATTCAATTCCCAACGAGATAACTCTAGATCGGATGAAACAATGAACGGTACAACTGCATCCATGGATTGAATCCACTTCAGTGCAGATTCCATCAACTGTTCCTTCGTCTCTTTAGAATCTTTGCCTCTCCAAACAGAGATTGTGACACTTTTATTCGTAATCGCAATACGATCAAACGAACCTCGGTCTTTGCCACGATAGAGCAATAATGTAGGAAGTCTTCGTTGAGGTTGAGTATTGGACATCCACGCTTTCCACAATGGAATATCAATAAAAGGTTTCTTAGTCTTGGGATCTTCGACGTAAAACTTATGACGCATCGTTTCAGATTTGGAAGTGAAATAGGTAATCACTGGAGTTGTAGGAGAAACCGTGAGACCATAAAAGATTTGCTCAAACCGAGTTCGTGGTGCAGAAAACTTAGTGGAAATCAATGGAATGTACCACTTTGCACGTAAGATAGATACGTGTGTGGGTTTAGGTGATTCAAGATTTTTAAGTTTAGTAAATTGATCATCCGATGCCTTAATTGAAGAACGAAGACTTTCAATTGTGTTTGGAGTGGTGGATTGAAAAAAGGGAAAGTAAATTTGCTTTACTTGATCCGATGTATCCGCTGATAATTCATCTGCTTTGAATGAATACGCTTCTTCTGGATGAAGTGTTTCAAATAAAGATTGGCGACTTGGAAGTGGACGAAATGCTTCAGCAAGAAATACATCCTTTGGAGGTGTAGGTACTATGACCGATTTATCAGCAGGAACTCCAAGGATTCTCCATTCTTTGAAAGCATTCGGTGGATTAAATAACAACGCAACAGAAGGTTCAACGGATTCCCATTCTTCTCGTGTGATTCGTTGTGCGGTTACACCTGTTCCTGGACGAGTTTGGGTTATGTAGATATCCAATGCTTCTTTCGTAATCACGTTCTTTCCATACGAGAGACGGAAAAAGAGTTCCATCCATCGTTTTGGATTTGAAGAGTAATACGTTGCAGGTAGTTCAACTTGGATTTGAATAAACAGTCGGTCTGGATGTGTTCCCTTTAAAAGGGCTACACGTTGTCGAATAAGTTCAATTGTGTCATCTGGAAAGAAAGACAGAATTGTAGATGTCCCTTCAAGGGGTAACTCCATTATAGTGTGGGGCGGTTCTTTTTATCGTAAATAATGGTTATATTGGACTATCTGAAATAACCATACCACAATAGGGCGTAGGTTTTTGTGCATAATTGACTGAAGAATAGATTCCGATCTTTACAGCGTCGTGAAGAAGACGTCTAAAATTAGTCCAGAATTCTTGTGTGTGACCAATGGTTTCGGTCATTAAATGTGCCATTTCATGCAACATTACAAACATGACGGTATTTGAGTCAATCAAAGGATAGGAAGGTGGTTTTGTTTTATCACGCAAACACACGACAATCTTCTGACCCTTGTTTTCTGAATAGGATGTATCTGAAGAAGACATATCATTTTCAACAAAGGAATCTGGTTTGAATCGTGCTAAAAATCGTGCTACAGGTGGATCTGAGGACAACCCCTTATCGTTTGCATAATGATCATGTAACTTTGTGAGTTTAGCGCAAATCTCTGCCATTCTTCGTACTGCTTCCTCTTTGTTAGGAAGGTTTTGAATTTCATACGTCTTTCCATCAGGTCCAGTCATTGGAGTCGTATTTCTAGGTCCAGCAAAGTAGGTCATCGCTAATGCAGCTGTGAGTCCCAGTGCAGCCGTAGGCAACATTATCTATTCATGAGAGTTTAAGCAGAAAGTCCTTCGAGGGATCGAGAAGACTTGAACGGGTCTGGGTCGATGGTGGTCTGTAAGAAAGGACCGACCTTGCTCTGGGGGTTAGGAACCTCAGAACGGATATCGTATGTTGGGTTTCTATTGGTCTGGGCAATTCCAATCACGTTGATGTTGGAGTGGTATCCAGACTGAAGGAAGTTCTGTCCCTTCAAATCCTCACCACTAGCAGGGTTGACGGCAGCCCATGAAGCGCCCATGGATCCCTTAGGGAGGAGTTCAGAAGAATCCAAGGTTGTCTCTTGGTAGGTTTGCTGAGAGGCAGGGGTGCGTCCCTGAAGTCCCTCGGCAGATGCTGCATTGCCTCCTACACTGTGAGGAAGTCCCATGGAAGGACCCGAGTTAGACATGGGTGCAGTGGGACCTGTGCCACCGAGCTCCTCTGCACGGTCAAGCAAAGTTCCCTTTCCACTACTGTAGGAAGTAAAAAGAGTATAAAGGATAACTACACCGGCAAGAACCATACCCAGGCGAACAAGTTTAGGTTGCGTGAGCTTCATGATATGTTTATACTGACGGAAAGACAAA